GTTAAACCAGCCGCAGTTACTACTAGAAAGTAAAAAAACTACAAAACAAAAGGGAAAGGTTTTATCGCCTTTCCCTTTTTCTTTTGCTATAATGGTTTTGTACCAAACTATTACGCAAAAGGGGTGTATCAATGAATTATACCAAACTATCAGAAATTAGACAACACAGTTACCTTATTGTTCCAAAGGAATTATTTCTTAACGAACGCTATGCAAAACTTTCAAACGATGCCCGAATAACGTATTCCTTTCTTCTGGACCGCCTAAGCCTTTCTGTTAAGAACGGTTGGCATGATGAAGAGGACAGGGTATTTTTGATATTTACCAGGGAAAGCTTGGCAGAAATGGTAGGAACCAGTTTGCGCAGCATGACTACGATAATGAAGCAGCTAAATGATGTGGAGTTGGTAAAGGAAACGCGACAAGGCCTAAACAAGCCGAATTTAATTTATATTGGTAAAATATCATACGAGCAAAAAAAACCTGTTAGGAAGCCTGTTAGGGCGCTTAAAAAGGACTTTGATGAAAGAACCTATGACTATGACGACTTGGAACGTAAATTACTTGGTTGGGAATAAGTTATCCACACTAGGCGGTTTTTCCGCCTTCTCAGGGTAGTTTTTATCAGGTTAGTTTATATCAGTCTTATTAGCAGGCAAAATTTGCTTCTCTTGACAAGCAAAATTTGCCGGTCCAAGGAAGTGCAGCATTTGCGTGTCTGGACAAGCAAAATTTGCTGGTCCGAAAAGGAGTTGTGGATAAATGGAAAAGTGGCAAAAGGTAGAAGGAAAATGGACGAATATGGAAGGCGCCTTCTTATCATCTGGCGTGCATATCGCTATGAAATATGGCAGCGATATTGAGAAGGGTACCGTACAATTTGACGCCATGTGGAATGGTGGTTATTATTTGGTTTTGGACGATGGCGCTGGAAAACTACCTATGTTTGGCGACACTTTATATGCAGAGATAGTATAAACAAATATAAACATATATATAAGGTATAGAAGTAATATTCTATACCTTGTTTTTTTATATATTTTTTGTTCGCTAAATTGAAGTTTCGCGAAATAAACGGAGCAGCGTAGCTGCGGAGACGCAACACCGTTCAATTTCCCGCCACCTTTCCCTTCCCTATTTACAAGCTTCTCTGGGGGCGTGGGGGCGAAGCCCACACCACCTACATAGTATTTTACTTTTTCCCCGAAAATTTGAAACAGTATATATATACTATCATGTATCAAATTTTCGGGAAAAAGGAAAATAACACAAAACCAAATTCGCATAAAAAAAAATGTCGGCCAAATGCCATCGAATATCCAGGGAGCTACTCTATTAGTGAAGGGGCAGAAAAAAATTCTGAACAATTCGCTTGTTACAAATTTGACAAAATAACCAAAAATGTGATATACTATAGGTATAGTAAAGATATATTAAGATAGGTTAAAACTATCTTCTGTCTTTACTATTTTTTATGTTTAGAATTGACAGAATATTTTGAACCTTTCAAAGCAAAACAAAACAAAGGGAGAGATAAACATGATAAAAACTTTCAACACAGAACAACTAGCCGCAACGCTAGGTATTAAAAAAACCAGCTTCGATGGAAACAGAAGGTATTACGAGAAGAAGCTATTGGAAAATGGGTACGCCTTCACAGTCACAGGAAGGACTCATAGGGACTACCACTTTGAACTAGAGGAAGAGGAAGTAATAAGCCTTGCTAAACACCACACTAAACTTCAATGGGACAGGAACAACACAAACATAGGAGTCTACAAAATATCTTGTAAAGAGACAGGTGAATTACTTTATATCGGAAGCACTTTAAAAGGTTTTGGAGAGAGATGGACACTTCACACATATGGAATAAACAACGACAGTAAAGCTAACCAGACGAACAAGGTTGTTAGAGAATATGCCGCGAAAGGTTTCACAATAGTTTTTGAAGAACTTTACACAGTTTTAGAAACTTCAGAGGTTGATGTAGAAAAAATTGAATATTATTACATTCAACTATTAAAACCAAAAGGCAATATGCGTAAACCTTGTATGAAACAAAAAGAAATTAACCAAATAGAAAAACTAATTTAGGAGGAAACAACATGAGTAAGAAAACAATATTTTCACTAAGAATAGCTTCAGAACTAGTAGAGAAAGGAAACAACCTTCTCTACAAAACTAAAAACATAGATAAACCTCAATTTGATGTATTCGTCTTTGAAAAGACAGAAAAACTTGAACAAGATATGAAAGATATTTTCAAAGAGAGAGATAACAAGTAAGCCAACCACAACGCCAAACAAAAGGAGCAATGAACAATGGTAATAATGAGTACCTCACAGGTAGCACAACTACTTGGAACAGAAGAAAGAATTTTCTTAAACGACAGAAAAAGGTTTGAAAAAACCTTAATAAAAAAAGGTTGTATTTTCACAACCGAAGGCAGAGGTAAAACCGCACTCTACCACTTTGAATATATATCTAAGGAGGCCAAACAAATGGTAATAGCAAAACGATGGGAAGAACTATTTGGTTTCAAACCTACAAGGGCATATTTAGCACTTAGCTATTATACCTTTTTAATGACAGAACCAATGGCTGCTTTTATGAGTGATGCAGAAGCAGCACTAGAACTTTGTGGAAGTAGAGAAGCTAGAGCCAATATAAACGTAGCAAGAAATGAATTAATAAAAGCAGGGTTAATAGAGCCGTTAGGTGCCACAGAATACAACTATTTCTTTCTTAAACTAGATGGAACAAAAGAAAGAATTGAAAAAGGTGACTACTCTACTGCTTTCCACTTCTTATTTGAAGTAATTGGTTTTCATGCAGATGGTATAGCAAAGAAAGAACTTGAACACGCGAAAGAAGACAGTATGAAAGATGAAAATGACGCAGAAGTTCAAGAAACTGCTTGGCATATGGCTTGGGCAGATATGAAAGAAGAATTTGGGACACCTATAAGAGTTAAAGAACGCAAACTAACAAATAAGCAACTACCCATTTAAGGAGGAAGAAAACAATGACAATTAAACCATCAAGAGACTATACAAATGAGGAATACTTCAACTGCTATTCACGCAAGCTTATGTACTACCTAGGACTATACGGTATTAACTACCTAGACAAGTATTATGACGAGAACGGTAGACCAATGTGGCGCTTTGAAAACAACGAGCGTTTACGTGAATTACTAGCAACTTGGGACGACTTTAAGAAAACTATTTAATAAAACTATTTAGGAGGAAAACTTAATATGAACCACACAGAGCAGCAGTTCTTTAACTCCCAGCTTTCAAGGGGCGTTAAAGGAGAATTGGTAGCGTCAATGGCGCTAGAGCAAAGGGGTTGGGAAGTGGTAGATGTACGCAGCAGTGATAACTACCGCGCGCAAGATGTAGACTATCGCATTCATAAAGGCGACCTACACCTTTCCGTAGAAGTTAAAACAGACAAGTATATCACTTCTACAAATAACTTCTTAGTTGAACACCTTTGCAGTGCTAACAAGCGCCAAGATGGCTTAGGGTGGTTCCACTATACAACCGCAGATAGTTTGATATTTGTATGCGAACATTCGCACGCCATTTACGCTTTCCGCATGGAAGACATACGCAACTACCTAGAAGGTGGCGGCAAATATGAAGTGAGAACTTCAAGCTTTCCAGGGCAAACCGTAGAGAACTGGCTAATAAATATGGACCATTACACACAACAAGGATATGAAATACAAATACTTTAGGAGTGGCTGGAAGGACACATTCCCCACGCTAATGAAGAGCTTTTTGAGAATGAAAACGCACTCTGGCCACAACCTAAATAAATTAAAGAGAGGGGTTTAGCTAATATGTTAAACGAAAAACTAATGGACCTGGAAATAAACAATAAAATTAACCGCCTTCTATGCAAGGCATACTACATATTCCTAGGTGGCGCTTTATACGCAGCCATCACAATTATTCTTTAAAAAGGAGGTGAACGCGATGCCAAAAGACCAAGTACCAACGTTAACACCACAACAGGAACTATTCGTAAGTGAATACATAGCTAACGGTTTTGCAATACGTCCAGCGTATCGCATAGCCTACCCAAATGCTTCAGAAAAAACAGTGGCTTCCAACAGTTATTTAGAACTGCGCAAAACACACATAAGAGACGAAGTTATAAGACGTATGAAAGACCAGTTAGGCGACTTTGAAGAACTGGCTGACCGCACCCTACTAAAGCTTGAACAGATAGCTTTTGCAGAACGTGGAGACGACTACTACGGTTCAAGCGCACAACTGAAAGCATTGGAATTAATTCAAAAGCAGTTAGGACTTCAAACACAGAACATTAAAGCACAGGTGGACGCTACCACAACTATCACAATAAATATTCTAGGCGATGAAGATGAAGATAGAACTTAATATAGACAAAAAAATGTTCACACCAAAGTTCTTTCCACTTTTAAACGACTATAGCAACCGTATAGAAATATACATGGGCAGTGCTGGTAGCGCAAAGTCATACTTCATAACACAAAAGATAATACTAAAAGCTTTAAAAAGTAAAAGGCGCGTACTTGTAGCAAGGCGTTATGGTAACACAAACCGCAACAGTACATTCGCAACTTTCAAGTCGATAATAGCAGCTTTCAAATTAACTGAACATTGCAAAATTCGTGAGACAGATATGTATATTCAACTAGCTAATGGAAGCGAAATAATTTTTATAGGCCTAGATGATGAACAAAAGCTTCTTTCCTTACACAACATCAGCGATGTATTCGTAGAAGAAGTATTTGAGGTAAACAAAGAAACTTTTGAACAACTTAACTTACGTATGAGAGGTACCGCAGAAGACCAACAGATATTTGCAGCCTTTAACCCTATTAACAAAAACCACTGGCTTTATAACTATTGCGTAGTTAACCCACCAGCAAGCTTCAAATTCACTCACAGTACATACAAAGACAACCCTTTCCTTCCAGCGGCCTACGTGGCTTCCCTGGACGAAATGGAGTATATGAACCCACAGAAATATCGTATTTACGGTTTGGGTGAGTGGGGAATAGATAGCGATGGTTTGGTTTATCAAAACTGGAGCATACGCGAATTTGACGCCACTGCATTAGCAGCTAAGGGTTACGCACACAGGGTAGGAATGGATATGGGTTTCATTGATGCTTCTACTATTGTTTCTACTCTTTACGATGCGGACAACCGCACTATATACGTCTATAACGACTTTTATAAAACAGGTTGCCAGTTGGAAGAATTGACAGAAGCACTAACCGAGCGCCACCTTATCAAAACACGTATCTACTGCGATAGCGCAGATGCACGTGCCATAGCCTACTTCAGACGTAACCGCTTTAATGTGGAAGCTTCCAAGAAAGGTAAAGGCAGCGTGGATATAGGTATCGCATTTATTCAAAACCACACACTTGTAATACACCCTTCTTGTAAGGACGTAATACGCGAATTAGAGAACTATAGCTACATCAAAAGCAAACAAACAGGAGAATTTACAAACGATACAACGCACGAGTTCTCCCACTCACTTGATGCTTTACGCTATGCCTTCTCTGATATATACACACAAAATAAAGTTTCCACACTAAACAAAGCAGTGTTGGGACTATAAATAAAAAAAAGAAGGTGAAAACTAAGTGAGAAATAAAAACTACAGACACGATGGCGAACTGGACATGGCAGCCATAAGCCATTTTATACACGAACACCAGATGAATGACGCACCAAGATACACAATGCTTAAAGACTATTTCTTAGGTGAACACGCCATTCTAAGACGTGCTTACGAACCATTCAAACCAGACGCTAGACAAGTTCATAACTTCGCCAACTATATCACTAACCAGGCGACAAGCTACTTCATGGGCACACCAATTTCCTACACCGCAGAAGACGATAAAGCGTTGGAAATGGTTAAAAACATACTTGACTTTAATGATGAAGCAGATATGAACGCAACCCACGCAGAAAACATGAGTATATACGGAGTATCTTACGAACTGCTTTACGTAGACAAAACAAGCCAGGTTGACACAAGGTTTGCGGTGGTTAGTCCAGAGGAAATGATAGTTGTTTATGACTATGCCTTGGAACCGAACATCATTGCAGCTATTCGCTACTTTGAAGACACCATTGGAACACTTCATGTGGAATACTATGACGCTAAAAGTTTTAACGTGTATGAAGGTTCTATCAACGGTTTAGCTTTGATAGAAAGCACAGAGCATTTCTTCAAAGACGTGCCAGTGACAGTATTCGTAAACAACAACAACAAACAAGGCGACTATGAACAGGTATTAACGTTAATAGACGAATATAACCTACTTAATAGTGATACCGCCAATGACTTCCAGTACTTCAGTGATGCTTACCTTTTCCTAAGTGGCGCCACCATAGACAATGCGGACGCTTTAAACATGAAGGAAAACCGCATTATCAACATCGACAGTGAAGGTGCCAAAGCAGAATGGTTGGTTAAAAACATACAAGATGGAGCATTAGAAAACTTCAAGAACCGTATTGTTAACGACATTCATAAGTTCTCCGCAGTGCCTAACCTTACAGATGAAAGCTTTGCTGGAAACCTATCTGGTGTAGCTATCAAGTACAAACTTCTAGGCCTAGAAAACCTGGCAGCTATGAAAGAACGTAAATTCAAAAAGGGCCTACAGAGACGCTTTGAACTAATGTTTAATTTATTCTACACACGTGGACTAATGGCGGCTGATAACTACATGACTATGAAGCCAATGTTCAAACGTTCGCTTCCAGCGAACCTGGTAGAAGAAACAGAAATGGTTAGAAACCTTCAAGGTATCGTATCAAAAGAAACAATGTTAAGCCTTCTATCCTTCATTGAAGACGTTCAAGTTGAAATGGAACAGATAGAAAATGAAAGGGCAACATCAAACGCTTTTGTAGACGAAGCCTACACCGCAGAAAAGTTAGGTGAATTGGAAGTAGTTGATAGCGATGAACAGTTATAGCTATCTTCCAAACAAAGAATATTGGGAACAACGAATGAAAACACGTTTCCGCTACGTAGAAGACGTTGAGAGCATCATGTTTGATAAATACAACGCTTTCTACCACACAGTATTGGACGACTACACCGCCATGCTGAAGCCTTATACCAAGAACGGTATTGTGGACTTTAACAAGCTTGAGATGGATATGTTTTATAACCCTTCCTTCTCTGGGCGTTTGGGACGTTCGCAGGCACTGATGGAAAAACTGGATAAGCTAACAAGCAACCTGGCAAAAACGGAACTTCAGTTGATGGACCGCACCCTGATAAACATATACAAAGCAAACTATTATGAAATGTTTTATGAAGTACAGAAAGGACTAGGTTATGAACTGGCTTTTGCCCACTTAGAACCTAAACGTCTTTCCCAGGTAATACACACTGCTTGGGCCAAAGATGGACGTGAGTTTTCAGACCGTATATGGCGTGATAAAACGCTGCTAAGAACTAAACTGCGCACCCTTATAGAAGAAAGTATCACTACTGGACAAAACCCACGCACAACTGCGTATTTGCTCCGTAACGCTACTTCTAATAGCTACTATAACGCGCAGCGTATATTGCGCACAGAGACAACGGCCATTATAGCGGAAAGTGATAAAGCTTCTTTCACAGAATTAGGCTTCACTGAATACCGCTACAACGCCACCTTCGATAGCAGAACAAGCGAAAGGTGCGGTCAAATGGACGACCGTAAATTTAACTTTTCCGCCATGCAGGTTGGCTTAAACGCGCCACCTCTTCACCCTAATTGTCGTTCTACCATAGAACCAGTTGACATACTTGACTGGAAGCCACCTTACAAATATGGACGAGATGGTTTTGGCAAACCAATGAAGATAGATGGCAACATGACATTCGAGCAATTTAAAAAAAAATATAAACTATGAACTTTAAGGGGCAACGCAACTTAAAGGGCAGAAGGAGTAAAAACAATGGAAACAACAAATACCAACCCAAACATGGAACAAAACACAGGGGTAGACGAAACTAATGAAACCAAAGAAACTTTAACACTTACTAAAGAAGAGTTAGCCGCCATGCTTCAAAAAGAGACAGACAAGCGAGTAACTTCAGCTTTAACAAAAGCAAAGAAAACGTGGGAAAGCGAAATTGGTAACAAGATGGATAGCCACCTTAAAGACTATGAGAAAAGAGCGCAAATGTCTCCTGACCAACTAAAACAACTTGACCTTGAACAAAAGTTCAAGATGCTTGACGAAAAAGAAAAACAATACCAAAGCATGATACGTAAAGTTGAAATTGGCAACAAACTACAGGAGAAGAAACTTTCAAGCGTTCTTACAGACTTCGTTTATGACGATGATATGGAAATAGTTGAACAGAAAATTACAACCCTAGAACAGTTGGTACTAGGAATGGTAAATGAAGAAGTGGAGAAACGTATTAACACTTCCAAACCAAAAGCTTCTGTAAACCAAGCAGGACTTGATAAAGATAAATTCAAAACTTTATCTATCGCAGAACGCGCAGAACTTTACCGCACTAACCCAACACTTTACAAGCAGCTTAACGGTTAAAGGTACGAAGTTGCTAGTGTGAAGTTGCTCTCTGTTTCCCCAACATTGCTACAACACTCACTATATTATAAGAAAACTTCTTGTTGAGGGAAAGCAGAGAAAACCACCACTTACACTACCTTAAAAAAATAACAACGCGGTATAACCGCTATAAAGGAGATAAAACATTATGGCACATCAAACATATGAAAACTTTATTCTAGAGAGCAAACTAAACGACTTACTAGAAACCAAACTAAACACAAGAAGCCTTATGACCGTTGACAGTTCTTTATCACAGGGACCTGGAATGAAGAAAATTATCAACGTTTACAACTACGAAGGTGCAGTTGAAGCACTTGCAATGGGTGAAGCTAACACAGTTAAAGGTACAGTTACTTTCGCACCAGTTGAATACGAGGTAGGCGTGCATCAGCAAACATTCGAGTACTTTGACGAACAGGTAATGATAGATGACAAAATTCTTGACATGGCTATCAAGGGTGCAAGTCAAACAATGGTTAACGATATGAACGACAAGTTCTTCGCTGAATTAGCTAAAGCTACTTTATCAGCTACTTACGCTTTAGGTGCAGACTTTGACTACAACGCAGTTGTAGATGCTTTAGACGTACTTAACGTAGAAGAGGAAAGCAACCTGGTTCTTATCATGGGTGTTGACCTAAGAACTGCTATTAGAAAAGACGTAGACTTCAAAGCTTCAAGAGCAGGAGACATTCTATACAATGGACAAATTGGTTCTATCGCTGGAGTTCCAGTAGTTATTTCTAAACTTGTTCCAGAAGGCGAAGCTTACTTAATGGAAAAAGGCGCAATTTCCCTATTCGTTAAGAAAGACTCTGAAGTAGAACAGGACAGAGACATTGAGACAAGAGAAAACACAGTAGTTATGAGAAAGGTTGCACTTGTTGCCCTTACTGATGCTACTAAAGTAGTTAAAATTACAGAAGCCTTAGCATAGGCGTAGGGAGGTTAGAAGATGGTGTTAGAGAAAATTAAGATATTACTGAATATCAGTGATACAGAAAGCGACACCCTTCTAAACACTCTTATTGGTTTAAAAAGCGGCAAACTCCAAGCTGCTTTAAGGGCCTCTACCATTCCCACTTCACTGGAATATATCCTTATTGAATTAGTTATACAAGCTTACAACAAGCTAGGGAGTGAAGGACTTAGTGCAGAAAGCGTAGAAGGTATTAGTCGTACATACGATACATCAATAGATGAATTGGCACCTTACACTTACGCAATTACGCACTACCTTAACACCTCTAGCGGTAAGTTTAGGTTTATATAACATGAGACTGGATAGTAGTGTAACTAAATTCCAGACCTCTACCATCATAGATGAATATGGCGGAAAAGAAGAACTTACCACTTCAACTGTAGATATTCGTGCCACTGTTAGCACAGGTTCTAATGACCTGAAACCTTTGCCTTCTGGCCTAGGGTTTTACCGCACTATTACCATTATCGTTGATAACGATGGTGAGGTAGGGGTAGGTAGCGTTATACAGTACGGTGGCGCTGAATATCAGTTGATAAGAGAAATTGAGTATCGTACAAACCACTTTAAGTGCTTTGTTGGACACGAGGTTTAGGTATGTTCAAAATAACCGTTGATAGCACTAGTTTGGAAAAACGTATTGCTGCTATTGCCGCAAATTCAGAACCGATGGCTAATGAGATAGTGAAGAACCTGGGAGTAATAGCACATAAGAGTGCTAGAAGTAATGCACCAGTTGATACTGGAGCATTGAAACAGTCTATAACATTGGAAGTAGATGGCAACAGTGCAGAAATTGGAAGTGCATTGGAGTATGCACCGCACCTTGAGTATGGGACAACTTCACAAGCTGCACAACCTTATCTACGACCAGCAGTTAGAGACGCACAACGACAAGCAAAGAATGTATTGAAGGCGGTGTGGAAACAATATGGTAATTAATGACATTAGAAAAGCAGTTTATGACGCGTGTATGGCAACGAACGTTGATACTTACGACTATTGGGTAGTGGATATACCATTCCCTTACATTGTAATTAGCGACCTTTCAGTTGATGATACATTCTACAAACTGGACACGTTGCAGGACGTTTATATCGACATTCATGTTTTCACACAGGATAAAGGTAAGACAAACGCCTTGACATACGTAGAACAGATAAAGACACAGTTAGCAGCACTTGACGCAGTAGGAATTAGGTTTTCTATGCGTATTCTAAATGAGAAACAACTAGGCGTAACACATGGAGTGCTGATGTTACAACTAAAAAATTATAAAGGCAGGTAAAACACATGGAAGAAATTAGAGGTATTGATATTCTCGTTTCTGTTAACACAGGAACTGTAGAATTACCAGTATTCACCGCAGTAGGCGGACAGAGAGGGGCAACTCTTAACAGAAGTGCGGAGTCAATTGACGTTACTAATAAAGTTAGCGGTAGTTGGAAACGTTCTATTACTGGCTTCAAAGAATGGAGTATCGACTGCGATGGTTTATTCGCACTAGACGATGCGGCATTCCTAGCACTTGAAGCTGCTTTTGAAGCAGGAGACGAAGTAGAAATTCAGATAGCTAAAGGAACAGAATTGGTATATAGCGGTATGGCTATTATGACAGACTTCCCTATCGAAGCACCTTATGACGATGTAGCAACTTATGCAGTTTCCTTTACAGGAACAGGAGCCTTAGTTAAGGCGTAATAATGAAAGAGAGGTATAACAGATGAAGATAGTTAAAGCGAATGGAGTGGACTACATAGTCCATTACAGTATCAACAGTTTAGTGGAACTTGAGAAGGCGACAGGTAAACCTTTTACCGACCTATTTGACAACGAAGAGGGCGTTAGCTTAACCGCACTAAGAAGAATAATTTTCTATGGCTTAAAGGCCAAACAACATGAAATGAGTGAAGAAAAAGCAGGCGTTATCATCGACCAGCTTATAGAGGGTGGAATGAGCATTATGGACATTTCCGCTGCTTTCCTTGAGGAACTTACACAAGCGTTAGGTATGAAGAAAGAAGAGAATACTTCCCCAAACGCTTAAACCCTTCTTCTGGAAGTTATACTTTTCAACAATATGTTGAAGATATGTTTAAAGTGGCGGTGGGAAAACTAAATATTAGTCCCACCGCCTTTTATTCGTCTACGCCTAGAGAAATGGAGTTAGCTATTCAAGGTTTCAAAGAACAGGAAGAACGTAATTTCTTTCTATCACAAACTGCTATGACAAATTCCATAGGCAGGTTCTTTGGTGGTAAACAGTTTAAACCACACAACCCATTTGAAACGAAGGCGGTTAAGACAAAGAAGGAATTTGTTTCTATAGAACAGAAGCAAGCCGAATTTAAGAACCTTCTAAACATATTTCAGAAAGAAGGTGAAGGACAAACATGAATGAAGAAACCCTAAAAATTAAGATACTGGCCGATATAAGCGACATGAAAAAAGGTATGAATGACGTTAAAGGCCAAATGGATGGTATCAAACAGAAAGGTGATGGACTAGCTGGTGGTTTGAAGAAAATTGGTAAAGTAATTGTTGCAGCTTTTGCAGTTAAAGCTATTATCGAATTTGGTAAGAAAATAGTTACCACTACCGCAGACTTACAAGCTATGGACGCACAATTCGACCAGATATTCAAAGGCACAGAGGGCGAAAAAGCACTTGAACGTATAAACAAACAAAGTGAAGAACTTGGTATACATGGTGACAGGTTAACTAAGTCATGGAATAGCTTTGGAGGACAGTTTAAAGGTGCTGGTATGGAAGCAGAACAAGCCATGAGTGCTACAGAGAAGGCAACTTCCCTTGCAGCAGATGCGGCAGCTTTCTACGACCAAAGCCTTGAGACTACAAGCGGTAGTTTAGCTAGCTTTATGAAAGGTAACTTTGCGGCTGGTGATGCTATTGGTGTATTTACAAACGCTAAACAGATGGACATTAAGTCCAATGAAATGTATGGAAAGAGTTGGCAGGACCTTTCAGAAGATGAACGCCAATGGTTACTACTTGACACAGTTGGCAAAACATATGAAATGAATGGTGCGATGGGACAAGCCGCACGTGAGAGTGAAAATTATGAGAACGTAATGGGTAACTTGAAAGCTACGTGGGGTAGGTTCTTAGCGACTATTGGAGCACCTATTCTATCAGTAGTTGTTACCATTATGAAGAGTTTAATAGCTGCGGTTCAATGGCTTACCGACAAGGTAAAAACCCTTGACTGGAGCAAATTCACTGAAGGTGGCGGAATTATTGACCGTATCAAAGAGATAGCAGCACAGGTTGTTGCGTTCTTCGTAGATAATTGGCCTTTAATACAAGAAACCGCAGTGGCTATATTCAACCGCATTAGAGACGTAGTTGGAGAAGTAGTAGCATTCTTCGTGGACAATATGCCTAAGATGAAGGAAATGGCTGGCAATGTATTCGAGTTCATATCACAGGTATGGAAAGACACATTGAAACCAGCATTTGAAGCCATCATGGACGTTGTAGGCGTAGTGTGGGACATTTTCAAAATAGCGTTCCCTTATATTCAGAAAGTAGTGGAAATAGCATTTAAGATAATTAAACAGGTATACGAAACTGTTCTTAAACCAGTGTTTGACGTTATTATTACTCTTGTGAAAGCAGTAATGGAGAAGTTCAAAGAGAATATGCCACAGATACAAGCATTCTTTGAGCGTATGACAGAACGAGTAGACAAAGCTTACAACAATGTTTTAAAACCAGTGTTTGACCTTATTGGTGCCTATGTTAAATGGGTAGCAGATAAGTGGACACAATGGATAGGACCTATTGTTGGTTGGGTATTTGAATGGTTTGGTAAGATAGCAACTGCTATTGAGAGCAAGATGGATGCAGCACTAGAAACGGTTTCTACCGTAATAGCAGGTATCAAAGGTTTCTTTGACGGTATTGGCACTACAGTAACCAACGTAACAGGCTACTTCAAAGATATATACGATGGTATTAAAGACAAGATAGAAGCAGCTAGAGACGTTGTAGAGAAGGCAATAAACAAGATAAAAGGCTTCTTCAACTTCAAGTGGGAATGGCCTAAACTCAAAATGCCTAAGTTCTCATTAACAGGTAGTTTTAGTCTAGTTCCACCTTCAGTGCCTAAGATGGCAGTTTCATGGAACGCACGTGGTGCGATATTCAAGAAACCAGCAATACTAGGAGAGAACGGAGTAGGAGACGCTTCTAATGGCTTTGGCAGTTCACCAGAAGTGGTGGCACCTTTAAGCGACTTGAAGCAGATGCTTGGACTAGGTAGTAACGACAATAAAGCATTGACTATTAACCTTAACGGTGACTATAGCTTTAGAGATAAGGACGATATGGACTACTTTATGAACAAGTTTGCTATGGCAACTAGAAGAACAACATAAGGAGGGAGAACATGGTAATAAATAACATTAATATAACAACTATGGGTGCTACACTCATTGACCGTAACTTCACTAACCATGAGGTTATCAATGTGAATGAATGGCTTGAAGGTTCTCCTTCTCCTTTGTTCCTTCGTAGCTATGACAGATACAAAAACATGGAACTAGTATTTTTACTTGAAGCCGCCAGCGATGAAGCTATGTTTAATAACATGGACACCCTGGTAAGACATTTGAAGATGGCAACATTCAAGTTTGACGACATAACACATCTTTATGACGCACACATGGAAGGGGCAGCAGCTATGGAAAAGCTTACCAATGGTAAGTTTAAAATAAGCGTAAGTTTGCTTGTAAGAAGAACCTACCTACCAGAAGTGGCGGTTGCAGCCAACGCACTTAGTGCGAAGAGCATAACCAATGCAGGCAGCGTAGAAACACCTATCAAATTGGTAATTGTTCCAACTGGTAACCTTGTTACTTACACTATAACAGGACTTACAAAAGAACCTTTAGTTCTAAAGAACCTATTAGTGGGGAACACTTATACAGTAGATGGTTACAACTTTAAATACACAAAGAACGCAGACAACGACATAGCAAACTTTTCAAGCTTTGAGTTTCCAAAATTAGCTATAGGACAAACTACTGTAGGCTTCTCTTCAACTGCGGCTAACGTGACTATAAACTACTTCCCACAATTTAACTAAAGGAGGTTAAGGGTTTGATAAAACTACTTAATAGTACAAAACAAACCCTTCACCTTATTACACAGGTGAAGGAATACTACATAGAAAGCGACCTGGAAACTGCGGACAAAATTATACACTTCCTGGTGCCTAGAACAGACGCAAGTGTAAAGGACATTGAACAGGAACTATACTTACAGACGATAGACAACAGGTTTGTAATTAAAGAAATTAACTATCCTTCCAAAGACTTTGTAGAGGTATTTGGAAAGCTAGATGTAGATGAATTGAAAGCAACAAAGATACGTAGTTATGAAAGCGTTGAACGTGACATAAGCTTCGTTCTTAATGAGATATTACCAGTAGGTTGGACGTATAGCCTAGTTGACATTCCAGCGAAAAACCGCACCCTTCGTGAAGAGAACATTAATGCTTTTGCTTTAATTGTTAAGGCCATGAACACATACGGTTTTGAAGTGGAGTTTGATACCTTAAACAAGGTTGTAAGAGTCAAACAGTTGCTTGGTAGTGATAGAGGTGCCTATGTTTATACAGACCTTAACATTAGACGCCTGGACTTCCAGAGTGACACCTACGACTTTGCTACTAGGCTTTATGCTTATGGTAAAGACAACCTAACGTTTGCTGATATAAATAGCGGCAAAGAATACGTTGAAAACTTCGAGCATAGTAACAAAATTATAGAAGAAATATGGACAGACGACCGCTACACAGTGAAAGAAAGCTTACTTGCAGATGCTACCGCTAAGTTATCACAGATGGCAAAACCAAGACGTAGCTACAGTGTAGACGTGCTTGAACTAGCTAAACTTAAACCAGAATACACCATTCTAACCTTTGGGTTAGGTGACGTGGTGCGCATTATTGACAAAGAAAACTCATGGCAGGAAAGCCACCGTATTGTTAAACTAACCGACTACCCTATCCAACCAGAACGCAATGTTATTCAATTAGCTAACAAACACATTGTCTTCCAGGATAACGGTGCGGCCATACGTGATGCAGTAAGTGGCGACCTTATCAGAATACAAACTGAATTGATGGTAGAGATAGTTAACGCTACCGAACTTATCAAAGCAGGTAATGGTGGTAATGTAGTAATTCGTTACAACGAAACCGACCAGCCATATGAAATGCTAATAATGGACACAATGGACATTTCTACCGCACAGAACGTGTGGAGATGGAATATAAACGGACTAGGACATTCTTCAACAGGTTACAGTGGTAACTACGAATTAGCTATTCTAGCTAACGGTAGTATTAACGCTAACTTTATTACCACAGGTAGTATGAGTGCGGCCAGAATTGCCACAGGTATTTTAAAGAGTACAAACAACCTTTCTTATATCGACCTTAACAGTGGGTATTTCAACTTAGGCAATATGATGAAGTTGGACGCTGATGGTTTCACTTTGAAACTTAACTCCACTACAACAGTGGCAGATGCTATCGCTACATCAGAAAATGCAGCTAAAAGTTATGCTGATACGCAACTTAATACGTTTGCAGACACAGTAATTAACGACATTGATGCTCTACAAGGCCAAATTGATGGTAGTATTACCACTTGGTTTTACAATGTGGCGCCACTTTTAACTAATGAACCAACTGCTAATTGGACAGATGTAGATACAAAGAATATCCATTTAGGTGACTTGTATTATGACACTTTCACAGGTTATGCCTACCGTTGGCAGGTACTAACAGGTGTATACAGTTGGCAGCGTCTAACCGACAGTGATGTAACTAAAGCACTATCAGACGCAGCTAAAGCACAAGATACCGCAGACGCGAAAAGACGAGTATTTATAGCGCAGCCAGTTCCACCTTACAACATTGGAGACTTATGGGTTCAAGGTACTGGTGGAGACATTATGCGTTCAAATATCAACAGAGTAACAGGAACTTACAACGCTTCTGACTGGATAAAAGCCAGCAAGTACACAGACGATACAACCGCCAACACTAATTTGGGTATCGCACAGGCTTATGCAGAAGATAAAGCCAGTGATGCACAAGTGGCGGCTGAAGCCTTCGCTACTGCTAAAGCTGAAGCAGAACGCGTTATAGCAGAAGCTTATGCTGATGGAATAGTAGACGATGAAGAAGCAGCCAGAATTGCAGCAGTTAATGCGGCTTTAGTAACCGCAGCTACAGACGCTTCTACAAAAGCAACCGCAGCACAAACCGCAGCACAAGCATATGCAGCAACCGCAGCAACTAATGCAAGAACTGCGGCAGAAAGTTACGCAGCTACTAAAGCTGAAGCCGAACGTATCATAGCTGAAGCTTACGCAGATGGAATAGTAGATGCAGAGGAAACTGCAAGAATAGCAGATGTAAATGCCAAATTGGCTACTGCTAAGACATACGCAGAAACACAAGCCAGTGCTGCACTTGCAAGCGCACAGACATATGCTACCACTGCTGCTAATAACGCTAAAACCACTGCACAGAGTTATGCAGACACAGTGGCAGAAGCCAAACGTGTTCTAGCAGAAGCTTATGCAGATGGAATTGTAACTGCTGAAGAAGCAGCGCGTATAACAGACGTAAACGCTAAACTAGTTACTGCCAAAGCTTACGCAGATGCAGCCGCACAAGATGCAGAAGATGCAGCTAATGCTTATATAGACAGTATCGCAGTAAAGAAGGAAGACGCTTGGATAAAGAGCGACACAGAACCTTCCATTAAGTTTAACAACCTTATATGGATAGACACCAGCGTAGAACCTAATATTCCTAGAAGATGGGTTGTAGACGACTGGTTCCCAATTGGCGCCACTACTGCTGACGACATAGGTGCTTATGACGCACAGGCTGGTGGAGTACTTGCAGGAACAGTGTTGGATATTGAAACAAGTATTACTAATGGCACACTTAGAAACAGTATTATCAACAGTGATGCTATGAATAGCTTACTTTCTGGTAAGGTGGACGCAACAACAGTAGGTAGCATGATAGAACAAAGTCTAACGAGTATTAGAACAAGTATATCTACTGCACAAACTACTGCGGACAACGCAACCGCTGACTATGAAGTAATTGAGAACTATATGGACTTTAGTGCTAGCGGCTTGCTGATAGGACAAAGCGATAGTAGCTTAAAAGTTAATATCACTAACGAAGAATTACAGTTCCTAAACGGTACAACAAAGGTAGCTTATGTAAGTGGTAATGAATTAAATATTACCAAAGCTAATATTACAGAAAAAATAAAAATAGGCGTACATGAACTTACAAAGCATGACGCAAACATAACAATTATACGATGGGTAGGTGAGGATAACTAATGGCACTAAGTGGAGTAATAACCAATAATTTTAGAACAGGTTACCAATTAAGAATAGAATGGACCGCCACGCAGAATGTGGCAGCAAATACAAGTACCATTACTGCGAAAATGTATTTAAAAAGCTTAGGAAGTGGTTACAATATCGTTTCCAGTACTGGCAAAACGGCAACCATTATTCTTGATGGAACAACATATACAGACACAGTAACCATTGGTTTAAGTGGTAATGAAGATAAATTACTATTTACCACTTCCAAAACCGTATCACATTCTTCCGCAGGTGAGAAAACATTCTCACTTGGCGGTAGTTTGTACATGGGTATCAGTTTTTCAAGTGGTTACACAGGTACGGTTACGTTAACGACAACAAATTTTGCTTTGAACACAATACCGCGCACAAGTATTATCACAAGCTTTCCAAACTTTACAATTGGAAGTGGTATAACAGTAAGCGCTGCACGTAACAGTACAACTTTCACTAATGAATATCAGATATACATTGGTGGAACCGTTATTCACAACACTGGGAAATTATCAGCAGATAGTTACGCTTTCAGTGCAGCACAGTTAGACGCAATTTATGCACACGTGCCAAATGGTACGTCTATTAGCGTAACTGCTTATGTAAATACATTCAGTGGAACAACTTTAATAGGACAGTCCAGCGCCACCGCAGTAGCTTATGTAGGTAGCGATATTATCCCTACCTTATCAAGTGTAACCGCGGCAGAAACTGCAAGCGCTATTACTGCACTTGCAATGGGAACCAACCAGTTTGCACAGAGTTTAAGCCGCATACGCTTTACTATCAACGGTGCTTCTGGTACTAAAAGTTCAACCATAGCAAGTTACAATATCAACTTCAATAGTGTAAATTACGGCCAGAACGGTGTGACAAGTGCCGTAAATAGAATAGGCGCAGTAGTTGCAACCGCTACCGTAACAGACAGTAGAGGACGAGTAAGTACGGCTAGAACAGTTTCTGTTACTTTCCATGCTTATACTTCTCCTTCTGCAACATTTACCGCAGTAAGAAATGCGACAACGCAAACAACTATCAACACAACTGGTAGTTCAAGTATTAGCAGCCTTGATGGTAAAAACCAGTTAACATACTCCGTTCACAGTAAACTTAAAACCTCTTCCACTTGGACGCCTAGAACTGGTCCAACCGCTTTGGCAGTTGGCACAATAACTTTCAACCCAGTTTTCACTTATTTATCAAACCTTACCACTTCAAGTTATGACTATAAACTTACCATTAGCGATAAGGTTGGTGGAAGCATTGAGGTGGTTTCTAGTGTAGGAACTGAAGCAGTACCTATGAGTTGGAGTAAGACAGGTATAGCAGCAGGTAAAATTTGGGAAAGAGGTGCTTTAGACGTAGGTGGAGACGCTTATGTAGATGGGAAATTAACTATGTTTGGTGGTAAGGATATTGAGCTACAAGCAGTTCCTGGCTCTGATGACCCAGGAGACTTAGTATTTAGAGATGGGTCTGGTGTAGAAATTGGAAGAGTATGGAAAGAACCTTTTAGTGGAGAACTTCTATATAGAGAAAGTGCATCTGTTTCTGGTAAAGAATTTGCATTTTTGGTTGACTATGGTTCAAACGCAAATGGCTGGTATGTTCGTTATAGTGATGGTACTCAACTATGTTGGGGATATGAAGCAAAAACTGTTGCTATAGCAAGTACATGGGGTTCATTGTTTATTTCTGGTCAATATGCTCTTACTTTTCCAATTGCCTTCACCTATCCCCCTTCTTTTATAGCACTATTTGATAATGGTGGAGACTCTAATTGGATGATGACAGACTTCATGTATTCTACAAGTGCAAGATATAGGTTTGTAAGAGGGGCTACACTTGCTTCAACACTTGGAACTGTTCGTTGGAGTGCCACAGGGAGGTGGAAAGCTTGATAAGAGTATATTTTAGTCCCATTGTTTGGGACAGAGAAATTAACTACGCGATAGAAAACGAGAGAATAACCATCACTGCTGAAGGTATTACAGAAGAGTATGACTTTACTGGCTTACCCAATGGAAGTTTAGAGTCGCAGGATATTGAAATACCTTTTACCTTTCTACCAATTATTACAGCGGAAAAAGTGGAAGGTATTTTATACATTGAAGTTTTAAACCCTATAAGCCAAAAAGCCAGTGAATTTGAAAAATTCCCAGAGTGGATAGAAGTAGGTGAAGAGTAATGGCTGCGTTTAAATGGAAGAGTCAAGAAGATACTGATAGAGAGCAGGAAGCGGTGGCAAAAAGAGAAAAGAAAAAGATGGACTTTAAAAATAAGTCTTTCACCACTCTTTCCAGCAAGGAAAAAGATACACTTCTTGAACTGCTTGCTATACAAGCAGGCTTAATAGAGGAAGGAGAATAATATGATAGTATCAGGAACTAATATTTATATAACAAGGGGAGATAGTGAAAGCCTTAGCGTGGCGCTGCAAGAACCGAATGGTATTGCAATTCCAATGGCTATAGGTGATAAAGTATACTTCACTGTTAAACAGAACATCAATACCGCAGACAAAGTTCTACAGTTTATTGTAGAAGAGTTTGTTGATGGAAAAGCGGTAATAGAAATTAACCCTTCAGATACCGCAGCACTTGCATATGGCGTTTATGTATACGACATTCAAGTAAGCCTAGCTAGTGGCGTTAAGCGCACCATTATCAAGCCATCCAGTTTTGAAATTGGCGGTGAAGTAACTTATGAGTAATGAATTTATAGGCATTATTGGAGAAGTTACTTCTCTTAATGGTGTAGTAACAGGTGGCGCTCAAGGTGCCAGTGCTTACCAGGCATGGTTAGACGAAGGAAATGTAGGAACTAAAGACGTATTCCTAGCTTCTCTGAAAGGAGAAAAGGGAGACGTAGGCGCACAAGGCCCACAAGGTATCGTAGGACCAAAAGGTGTTAAAGGTGATGGCGGAGAAGGCGCTTATCCTAACTGGCTTGAACAAGGCAATGTAGGAACAATAGACGACTTCTTAGCTACCTTAAAAGGCGTTAAAGGGGACATAGGACCAGAAGGTGCAATGGGACCAAGAGGTATTCAAGGCTTCACTGGCGCTAAAGGTGACAGAGGTGACCAGGGACTTCAAGGGCCAGCAGGACAGACAGGAGAGACAGGCCCAAGAGGTTACATAGGTGACCAGGGTATCAAAGGCGATAGGGGGCCAATGGGTTATCCAGGTGAGACTGGACCAGAAGGACCAATAGGTGTTCAAGGTATTGATGGACACGATGGTATTGATGGCGAAGGTGCTTATACTAATTGGTTGGCACTTGGTAACGTAGGAACCATTGAAGAATTTTTACTTACACTAAAAGGTGAGAAGGGCGACAAGGGAGACACAGGCGCACAAGGTATTCAAGGTATACAAGGCCTAGTAGGACCAAAAGGTGACAGAGGTGACGCAGGCCCAGCAGGACTAGATGGTGCGGCAGGTTTAACAGGACCAGCAGGACTAACAGGACCTCAAGGACTGAAAGGTGATAAGGGTGACATAGGTGAGGTAGGACCAGAAGGGCCTCAAGGACTGAAAGGTGAACAAGGTATTCAAGGTATTCAAGGTATTCAAGGTATTCAAGGTGAAGTAGGCCCAGCAGGAACTGATGGAACCGATGGAGTTAAATACTTTATATCATCATTAAGCGGTGCTTTGGTTAGAAAAATTGATGGCACTTATACTATTCCTGCTGATGTTTATAGCTTCTATAGTCATACATCTAACGCAGAACCAGTGGCGGTTAATGTATATTACGTAGTAGTTCCTTTAGTAAACGGTGGTGGCGGTCAAATAACTGGAACAGGAACTTCTTATCAATTAGATACAACTACACTACCCGTAAATGTAGATAGTATTTCTGTAAAAATTTACTCAAGCGGTGCGGTTGGCTTATCTCCTTTAGCAACACTATCTATTCCCGTAATAAAAGAAGCTGAAGGCCCACAAGGTATACAAGGTGTGGCAGGAACAAACGGTATTGATGGAACAGATGGAACAGATGGCGTAGATGGAACCAACGGAACAGTTAACGCAGTAGTTCTTACACAAGCAGAATATGACGCATTAGGTAGTCTACCACTTACTAACGGTGTATTCTACTACATTAAGGAGTAGATAATATGGGAATAAAATACAATGGAAGTGGGGTGCAAGCCATTTATTATAATGGCTTCACTATCGCTAAAATGATGAACAATGGAAATGGTGTTTGGACAAAGCCACTAGGCAGTATAATTATCCAGTCCAGGTGGGCAGAATGTAAAACTACGATAAATAATGCTCCAACAGCCTTTACCCAATTTACACACCCAACAGGTTATAAAGCCTATTCTTATGGTGGCAGACTCTACCTTGAAGATAGCGAACTTCGTTTAGGGCATGGAGAACAAGGTACGGCCAATTTCTTTGCTATGAATATACCAGACCTGGCAGGTAAAGACTATAACTTTGAAGTTTCTTTGAACAACAATTTCTATGACGGTAGTGAAAACGCAAGAATTATATTACAAGGGACAGATAATGATAACCTAACTAGTCCTAACAATGGAGTAAATGGAATTGGAACAGGTTTACTTAATATAACTAGAAATGTTACATATAGGTATTATTTTGGTAAGTTTGGTAATACTAGCCTAGGGGACCTTTCATTAAATATTCCGACTGTATTTCAACCTTATCAATTAGTTGAGTTAGGACTTCCAGGAGAATATATTTACACTCAACAAAGAAGAGGAACTCAACTATATGTAAAAGGTGTTTCAAGAGCCAATGGCACTGTTTATTTTGAAAGGACTTTCGAGAATGTTGTTTTCAACGATACTGGAACGATAATGGCAATACAATATGACGCGACAGCTTACGGTAAGTATATTAGAAATTTCACACTTGAGATACTACCATAGAAAGGAGAAAACGCAAATGGAACAGAACAGACTAAGAAGCAAAACACTATGGGTGGCAGTAGCTGCCCTGGTAGCTTTCGTATTAGGTAATTATGGCTTATATGAAGCCATTGGACTAGATGAAGGAAGCTTCCAAGAACTTGTTAACCTTATACTTGTGGTAGCAATATCGCTTGGTATCGTCAACAACCCGAATGAAAAAGGAGTAATTTAGCATGGACGCATTATTAATGCAATATCTAATAACAATTGAGGGCGGACATGGTATGGACACTTATGGAAAGCGCACACCTAACTTTTCCGATGGCAGCCATATGAAAGAAAATGAATTTAATGACGTTGTTGTTGCTTACATTAGGGAAATATTTGCAGATACACCTAACGTAGAAGTATTCGACTGCGCTACAGAATGGGGAGATACTGCGCTATCAACCCGTGTGCAGCGAGCAAACGCAAAGTATTATGAATATAAGAAAAAGTATGGCGCAGATGGCTTCAAGTCAATACATATATCCATTCATGCTAATGCCTATCTAGGAAGATGGGGAACATGGGGTGGACAAGGCGTATTTTATAACACTGGCAGCGCAGAAGGACAAAAATTAGCAACCAGCGTTTTAACAGAACTATTAAACGGTACACCTCTTCGTAACCGCGGTATCAAAGCAGAGAATTTCTATATGGTGAAATATACTGTAGCGCCAGCGATACTTGTAGAAGCAGCCTTCATGGACAACTTAGAAGAAGCAGAACTATTAGTTAGTGATGCTTTCCGTAGAGAAGTTGCGAAGGAAGTTTCAGAGGGTGCGGCTAAATACATGGGTTTCAAAATTAAAGTGAAGGCACCAGTACCAAGCCCTTATGGAAGACGTTTTTACAGAGTCGTTGTTGGCAGTTACGAGGATAGAGCGAACGCTATGGCACAGATAGCCGCAGTTAAAGCTAAAGGTTTTTCTGCCTTCCTTACAATTGTTGACATAAAGTAACACACAACTAGGAGGTAGAAAGATGGATATTTCAGCATTAGTTAGTAACGTAGGGTTTCCTATAGCGTTAGTGTTAATGATGGGTGCGTATCTACGTGACATTATCAGAACTAACTACGCAGACTACAAGAGTAGAGAAGATGAACTAATGGCTGCTAATAAATTATTTGCAGAAGTATTAAAGGAAAGCACAAAACAATTGCAGGACACCTTAGCAGGGCATATTCAACTTAGCGAACGCATGGAAACGGCAGAAGAGAAGTTATGCGCAATTGAAAATAAGATAGACGTTATTCACGACAAGATAGAAGCGGTAAGGAATAACGTGGACAAGTTGCTATAGCCGTTATTCTTGTGTAGCAACACAACACAAACTTGGTTTGTAGTGTTAAAATACCCTTATAATTGCTATGTAAAAACATATGTGGTATAGTTTTTTTAACTAAAATATTTAGGAGGTATTTACATGGCAATTATCAAGGCACCCAAAGAGACAAAGGTACGTATCGTAGACAAAACTGTATCATTAGATATGGAGGTATGGAAGGAGTTGACAAGTTACGCTAAGTTTGCAGGAATTGGTGGCAAACCAGCGGACAAAGTTAACTATATCGTTGGAGAAGCATTGAAGAATGTGTTTGAGAAGGATAGCGAATACCAGACTAGTTTGAAGAAGGAAGTTGCGAAGGAAACTGATCCGACTAAAAGCGCAGCAAAGACACCAGAAGTTAAACCAGCCGCAGTTACTACTAGAAAGTAAAAAAACTACAAAACAAAAGGGAAAGGTTTTATCGCCTTTCCCTTTTTCTTTTGCTATAATGGTTTTGTACCAAACTATTACGCAAAAGGGGTGTTTTTTTATTGAATTATATGAACATTAACGAAATTCGTCAATACTCTTATCTCATTCTACCAAAAGAACTATTTACAAACAAGCTTTATGTGGACCTTTCTAATGATGCACGCATAATTTATGCTTTACTTCTGGACCGCCTTCAACTTTCTGTTAAAAACCAATGGTACGATGAAATGGGAAATGTCTATTTGATATTTACCAGGGAACAGTTGGCCGCAGGCGCTGGAGTGAGTGTAAGAACAGTGGTTAGGGCAATGAATTTGCTTAACGAAGTGGAATTGGTGAAGGAAACGCGCCAGGGACTGAATAAGCCTAATTTAATATATGTAGGAAAGCTAAAGTATGACGCAGCAGTGAAACCCTTTAAACAGGCGGAGAACGCGCAGAAAGGGCATAGACCTAAAAAGGACTTTGTAGAACGTGAATACGACTACGATGACCTGGAAAAGAAGCTGCTTGGTTGGGATAATTAGTTTTCCCTCCCTCACACTATAGTTAATTAGGTTAGCTATTATTAGGTTAGTTAGTATTAGGTTAGTTAGCGTGCCAAATTGGCATTCCTTGAAGTGTAAATTTGGCACCACCTGAAGTGACAAATTGGCACCACCGGACATGCCAAATTGGCACTTCCAGAAAAAGGAGTTGTGGATAAGTGAAAAAATGGTTGAGAGACAAGGACAATGGAAAGTGGAAGGACGATAGTGGCGCCTTCTTATCGTGCGGTGTTCATATAGCTATGAAGTATGGCGCTGATATTGAGAAGGGTACTATCCAGTATGATGAATTATGGAATGGTGGTTACTATTTGGTTTTGGACGAAGGCGCTGGAAAACTACCTATGTTTGGCGACACTTTATATGCAGAGATAGTATAAACAAATATAAACATATATACAAGGTATGGAAGTAATATTCTATACCTTGTTTTTTTATATATTTTTTGTTCGCTAAATTGAAGTTTCGCGAAATAAACGTACATTTTCGCGCCCTCTATGCGTGTGTTTTTACAAGCTTCTCT